CCGGAGGAATATGGCGACTGGCTGGGCGCTCGGTCGACCGATGAAGCGCGGTCGTTTCTGAATCTGTTTCCGGCTGAGGAGATGGCGGCTGAGCCTAAGCCGTTGCCGCCCAGGAAGCCCAAAGTCGATGACGGAGCTACGGGCTCATTGATCGATTGATAGGAAGTCGGCGACCCGATCCAAAACGCCGCTGTAAGTGTTTGATTTTGTTTGTGTGCTTCAGTGGCTTTTAAGGTCGCCAGAACCCACCGATTTAATCTGCAAAACCCTTATCCAGCAAGCGTTTGGCGCCTATGAATGGCAGGTAACGGACCTGCATCTGTCGCGTGGTCAGCGGCACCGTCTCCTACGTTATTGAGTGGCCCGGACTCAGCAAGGAGGAAAATGCTGAAGGCCTTATCCTGCCTTGTGTTGCGGTCGCTCAGACTGATCTGGTAGTCGAATATCCAGACGGATTTGAGCCATGAGCGGAAAACGCTGATCCAAAATCTATCCAAAATCTATCCAAAATTCATGCGCTCCCAATCTTCACGTCGGTCCATTCCCGACCACGTGAATCGCGATACAGCGACGTCATCTTGGCCGTCTTGTGGCCGAGAATAGCCTGAGCAACTTCTGGCCCATATTCGTCCGCATAGAGCCTCGCTGCCAGTGACCGGATCTCGTGGAAGGTTGGCGGAGTCCTGCCATCTTCGACACTAATTTTTGCCATGTCTCGGTAGGTCTGGAATGCTCGACTAAGCGTCCCCAGCTTGACATGAGAGCCAGCTTGAGCCTTGCCCCAAGCCTTTCGATGGTGAATCAGGTTTTTCGACACCACGGCGTCTCGGCATTGACGTACGACTTCGTCTAGAGACATGCCTATTGCCTGAAGCCGCAAGGTAAGAGGAAGGCGAACTTTAGACTGATGACCGTCGCGCCCTTTGCTCTGCTCAATCCAGAGAAACCCGTCTTTTACTTGACTGAACAGCATCTCCGAGATGTCTTCGCGCCGTTGACCGGTAAGCACCGCCAGGAGCATGGCATTCTCCATCCAGTGATTTCCGTCCTCACGCGCCTTTCCCAAGACCGCTTTAAACTCGTCAAGAGTGAGGCGCGTGCGCGCGACCACAACCTTGGGCTTTTCGATAGGGACGGCTGGGTTGGACCCGACCTTGATTAAACCCCTCGCCTCAGCTGCGCGAAACACGAATATCGCTCGCTGCAAAACCCTTGTAGCCATCGTTGCGCCGCGGAGCTTAACTTCCTCAATCAAGTCCGAGATGTTCCGGGTCGTGACCTTGTCCACGGCCTGCACTGCGAAGTCTGCATTGCGGAGCGGATTCAACTGGTGACGCATGGCCGCTAGGGTTGTCGGCTTTGCGTCGGCACGCTCTGCATATTTCGTTTCGTATTCGTCTACCCATTCGGCAAGAGTCAGGACGTTGCCATCCAGCCGTTGGATCAATGACACCTCCCCCTTGCGCCGCAGCAATTCCGCATTTGCCGTCTTCGCCTGAAGCATGGCTATTTTCTGGTCGTAACCCAAGCCGACTGTCTTTCCGTCGGCCGGATTACGGAACCAGAAATATCCCTTCGAGTTTTTGTACAGATTTGCCGGCCAGTTGCGCCGATCTGCATTCCGTCGTCTAGCGGCCACCGATCATCCTCTCGATTTTTTCGGCTATGGGGTCGACATATTCTGCATCCGGACGGCAAAAATATTCACGCCCCACCTTCCGTGGTACGGGCCTGATGCGGCCATTCTTGATCCAGTTAAGAAGCGTGTTGGCGTGCGGCCGATGCTCCCCGAAGACAGCTTGCGCCCACGATGACACAGGTATCAATTGCGCTGCCATTCTCCACCTCCCATCCATTCCCGCTTGGTTGTTTCGATCACCGTTTTGCTTCTGCTTCGATCATGCCGTCCGCTTCTCCACCCTCTTCCGCGGTGCCGTGATCGGTTCGCCAAGTTCAAAATTGATTCGCACAATGTAGGCGTCGTTCGCCTTGCAAATTGCCCGTTCGTTGCGCATGAAGTTCACCGAGCCGGATGGTTCGAACGTCTCTGCTCCCGTCGCCCACAGCACGGCGCATGAATCGGAGACGTAGAGCACCTTGCGGCGCGGGCCTTGCACGAGTGCGTATGCCTTCACGACTTGTCTCCTCGCAATTCTTTGATGCGTCGGTAAAGTTCATCGCTGCGACCAGTTGGCAGGTCTCGCTCATAGGGCGCACAAAGCGCATCCCACTCGCGAATGATCCCTGAGAACGGTTTGACCTTCTTCGCTATACGCGGAAACGCCAGGCGAACCTCGGGGACTGCTTTCACGAGTCGATAGCACCGCCCGAAATCGGCCGGATCGTGGGGCGCATTGAAACCGTGGCGCGCCGTCGCACCCAAGGCGATTGCCGCCATGGTCTCCGACGACAATCCAGTGTCATTCGACAACAGCCAGTTGGCTATTTTCCTCACGGCAGCGCTCGACATATTGACTGCACTCACGTCCTCACCTCCGCTTCCTCAATCTCATTAAGCGCATCAAGCGCCCATTGCAGGGCTAGCCCGGTGCGCTGGCCGTACGTACCCGTATCAAGGCAGTATTGAAGCTCGGCCTTCAGTTCCGGAAGATCGGTCGCCGCATACTTCTCTTTCGTGCATCCCATATATCCGCCGTCTGGCATGATGTGATTTCCTCGCTCCGAGAGCGGCGCACCGACTCGGCAGCCGTCGCATTGATTCAGGTCAGTCATTTCGCCTCCGCTAGACCATTGGCAATCAAAATCTTCTGCCTATTAGCCTTCCAATAAGAATCTGCCGCTGCCTTTGCTTCTTCACCTGTCGCATACCGAGCCTTGCTCTTGAGTGACTTATCGCCCATGCGTACATACCAAGTCCACGGTTTCTCTCCTATATCTGCACGCATATAGGGCGGCGGGCAATGCGTGTACATCAGCAGCTTCCCGGTCTCGCTGTCGAGCAGGCTATGGCGGCGAACCTGCACCACGGCACGCAAGCCCGTCTCGCGTTCATCTTTTTTCCAGCGGATCATTTCCTCGGCTCCCTTACCACGTTAATTCCGTCCACATTCACTGCTACCCGTCCCTCGAAGTCATCGGCAAGCATCTGGGCAAAGGACGTGCATAAGTCGACGATCAGTTGCGCCGTGGGCTGGCGGGCTCGGGTATAGGCGTAGGCTGATTCCATGAAGGCGCGGCGGTTGGTGATCTGGTTCACTGCGCCTCCTTCAGGCGGCGCAAGATCATCCGGACCAACCGATCATGAACGCGTTGTAGCCGTTCGTCCTCGGACCAGTGGAAACCGGGATAGTGAATCATTCCGTAATCGCCGTATTCAGGGCTTTCGCTTGGGTATTTCCGCTTGATAAGCATTGCCGCTTCCGAACGCGCGGCAGCCTTGGCTGTGAGAAACGACCGGCGACTTGACGGCGATCGGTAGACGGTACGGTGAATCGCCTCGATACCAGGCATCAAGCTTCTCCAAACATGTCAATGGTCCGGGTGTCGCGCTCGGGCTCCGGGTCGATCGGCCCGATGAACTTGGCGTGCTGCTCCCAGTCCTCGCGCAACTGCTTCGCGTGGCTCGCGGCGCTACCCGGCCATGCGATGACTTCCGTCGACATGTAGCATTCGCGTCCCTGTAGCGCTTCTAGGGTGGCGTCCATTAGCTTCTCGGCCAGCACTTCAGCCTCGCGCTTACCTGGTGCCGCAATGATGTCGTCCGGACCTTGGACGTGGACGGCGTAGAGGGTCATGATTGGTCCTGTTGTTTGGCGAGAGCGGCAACTTCGTGAGCCAGTGCCGCGTAATCCTCCAGGCTGACGAACTCTCGGTCGTCTTGCGGAATGATCTTGTCCATGGCCTGTATCTGCTCGAGAGTGAACCGGTCCGGGTAATCATTGGTTGCCGGATCGTTGCGGTATCGGTAGTTACGTTGGGCGGCCTTAATAACCGTCTCCCATGCAATGCCGGGACGGAATACTGCACCGCTTACTTGCGCTGGCTCGGTGAGCTTTTGCGCCTCAAGATCAGCAATGCGCGTCTCAGCCTCCAGCGCCCGATCAAGCAAATCGGCTTGATTCTGACGAGCGGCATCGATGACTTGCTTCTGGAATGCCAGATCCGCTTCGAGCTTCGTCGCATACGCGCTAATGCCGCGCGCAGTCCAGCCACCGTCAATGGCATCTTGTGGCAGGCCGTCGAGAATTTCGCAGGCCTTTTTGATGGCCGAGAGGTCGGCTTCATGCAGCCGCTTAATCAGGTCACTCATACTTTGTCTCCCTTGGCAAGCGCGCGTATGTCATCGGCAGTCAGAACGCATGCGACATATCCGGATGCCGTTTCCTTCGAGTCTTTGAGCTTCGCTGCGTTGGCATTGCAGATAGTCCACGCTTCCTCCAGCGCAGCGCGGCGGGATGCTTGCTCGATGACGCGGGCGAAGTCGATTAACGCCGACTCACTCGCATCCAGATCGAAGCCTGTCGTTTCCAGATGCATGCGCTTGATGTCGTCGTCAGTCACAGCATTCCTCCTGCATGAATCTTTCGCTTCGATTCGAGGTAGACGGCGTGTGCCTCTTCCGCACTAGAGAAGCTCCCCAGATTAATATTCTTCCCGTTGATCTTTATGCATGCCCTGTACGGGTTGGGACGGCCATCCCCCCTAAGCGTCACGCCCAAGAATCCAGACTTGTTGTTTCGATGTGGAGCGCGCTGATTTTGCAGATTGATGCTCTGGCTGACGTCTCTCAGGTTTTCGATGCGATTGTCGGCCTTGATTCCGTTGATGTGATCAATCTGATTCTCTGGCCAAGACCCGTAGTGCAGAAGCCATGCGACGCGATGGGCCATCCATGTCCTGCCGCGGAATCCAAAACTGAGGTGCCCCCAAGAGTTGGGCTTCCCGATCTCTCTTCCTATCGGCAAGTTTCGATTTGGGCTTTTCTTCCAATACAACTTTCCTGTCGATGGATCGTAGGCGATGCGGAGCCGAATTTCCGCCTCGAACTGTTCGCGCTCACTCATGGTCGGCTCCGCTTGCTGGCTGCGCGGCGGTCAGGAGGGCGCGAATATCTTTTGCGCAACCGGCCGCTGCGCAAGCTTGACCGCGACAGTCATCTTCCAGGTACCAGTCCTCGCGTGCGTCGCATACCTTTGCGGCTTCTTCGAGAATCGCGCTACGATCGTCCGTCTGTGCTGGCTGCGTCGCCGTGGCCTTCTGGCACGTGCACGAATCGGTGCCATCCCACTGATAACAGCCAGGCGCGATACAGGGCTGCGTCGCCGTGGCTTGCGCCCGCACTGCCTCGATGACCGCGTTGACGAACTCTTGTGGTGAAAGGTGTCCGAAATTGCGCCGATCGGATGACGAGAACAGCGAGTACACGGTGGCTTGCGGGGATGCGGCGCGGGCTTGTGATACCAGTTCCCTCACGTTGGCTTCGGCATTCATTGCGCGACGGTGCATTACGTCGAATGCGTCCCGGCACTCGTCCTGCGCCACATTGGCGGTGTGCACTGGCGGGGCGGTGTAGACGAGTGATTTCGCGGCAAATTCTCGCAAAAGCTGCGCAGCGCGTGCAGCAATTCCGTCCCCGGTGAGGTTGCTGAATCGCGTGATTCTTTCTGAAATCTCTTCAAGCCTTTCGGCTATATCAAGTGCCTCGCTTTCGTTTTCACCCGTTCTGGCTAGGATGGCCTCGAGTTCACCTCGCGCGGCACTTGCCTCAATCGTCGCTTCAAAGCATGAAGCTTGAATCGCCCATTCGAGTGCGCTGCGCAAACCATCCGTCAGGCCGCTAACCCGCTCATCGTCCAGCACCACGGCAGGATCGCGCGCTTCGAGTTCCTTGTCGATGCACGTCAGGCAGACATATCCGCCCATCCAATCAACGCGCAGCGGCGTGTGTTTATGCTCGCCGCACTTGGCGCAGTTTGTCGCCTGCGAACTTGTGTAGGTTGTCTCGCCAACTTGCCCCGCCTGAGCCGCAACCGCGCGCCGTGCCAGTTGAACACACCACAGAGCATCCCCCGCAGGCGGATTCTCATCGCACCACTTCACGATAGCGCGGCATGCTTCAAGCGCATTGGTCTGGTCGTCCAGCACCACGGCAGAGGGGGTGGTGACAAGTGGCGTGATCTTTGCACCCTTCGCCGCATGTTCGTCTGCAACGTCTTTTCGAGTGCATGCCTGATCCAATCTATCGATGTACCACGCTACGATTGGCTTTGCAGGTTGCGCGGCGATTGGCTGATTCAAATGCCACAGGAACATGCAGAAGTTCGCCACGTCGCGCGGGTCGCCTTTCTCGACGTGCTCGCGCAGCATCCGCGACAGGTCTTCCGGGTCGCAATCCTGCCAGCCGCTTCGGCCTTTCAGTCGTGCTGCAAGCAGCTTCTGTTTCATCGCTTCAGCGAAAGAATCGACACACAGAAAATCTGTATCAAACACCTCGCCAGCTTCCACGGGCTGGGATGATTGCAGGGCGGCGTAGAGCGGGCGCGTCTCCCATCCGTGCTCATTGATATGGTTGGCGCATCCCTCGTAGACCGCCTTCGCCCATGCAGGATTGGTGCTGCGCTCCCAATGACCCGGCTGTCTCGGATCACCCATATAGCGCGACTGCCATTCCGCCACCGGCTCCCTAGCAGTTTTATTCTCTTGTTTCATGGTCGAGCCTCCGTTTGACAGGCTGTGAGCCTCAGATTTCGTTCGCAGAAGAAGTCTTCGTGTAGCTCTCGTGCTGCTTTAACGAAAGCTTCATGGGCCTGCTCTGCCGTATCGAAATATCCCAGATGGATTACCTTTCCATTCGCCCCGATTCGGCTGTGCCAGCGACCCCTTTGTTTATTCCACGAGACGCCTTTATATCCAGATTTACTGTTGGATCTGACTCCGACATTGCGATTGTTTTCGGCTACCGTGCAAATCCTTAGGTTGTTCCGCCGGTTATCCAAGCGAACTCCGTTTCTATGGTCGGTATGCCTAGGATCCCCGTTTCGCAAGCCCATAATCAGACGATGCATGCGAACGTTAAGACGCTTTCCGTCTACGTAGATTTTCGCAACCGCGTAGCCTTTTTCACCCAGCCGCCACGTGTGCCGCGAAACCAGCGCGTAATCCGCAGCATCAACAATTGCGACCTCGCCACCCGAGAGAGTGATCGTGCGCGATTCAGAGTCCATCGCTGCTCTCCTGCTCCCCGGTAGATGCAGCAGGGGCATCGATCAGCAAATCGACCGCGATGTCCAAATCCTCACCGTTGATCACCACGTTGTCCGGTGTCAGGCCAGCGAATACGCCGCCTTTGTGGATCGCGTTGATGTCGGCGTCGCGCAGCTTGCGATAGCGCTCTGCGTCGCGCCTAACGTCATCCAACGGTGATCCGTATTGCAGATAAGCGAGGACGTTCGATGCCTGCTCGTCGGTGATCGCAAGGCCGTCGCATTCGCCCTCAATCGCAGCGATCAAGCGCTCGGACAAACTCGCCCGCACTCCCTCTGCCTGCTCGGCGGTGGGGGCACGGCGGGCTGTCGGCGAGAACAGCCAGCAGTTCCAGCCCATCGCTTCAGAGTTTGCGAAGCAATCGCGGGCGTCTTGTTCGTCCTCGAAGATGCTCAGGCTTCGGTCTGCGTCGTCATACATGACTATCCAGCGTGGTTCGCGGCGGTCGCCCGGCTGGCAATACTCGCCAACACCTGAAGTTTCCGGCCGAGGCTTGGTTGCTTCGCGATAGGCGTGCTCGACCTCGTTGCTCGCCCCTGCGTCTTCAGTGTTCTGTGTCATGGTTTGTCCTTTGCAAGTTCAGTGCGCAGCAGGAAAATCGAATCGCTTATGTGGTCGCCGCCGAAAATCTTTCCGACCGCGTCGCCGTGGACGGTCTTGAAAATGCTGTACATGCCAAGCTCGTCTTTACTGCTGCCGTAGATGGACGGCATGATGTTGCGCGGGCCGATGTATGCGAAGAACTGCTCTCTGCTGACCTCTGTCATGGTCGGACTGGCATCAAGCGCGAGTTCGGTTAGCTTCTGTGTACCGGGCTTTCGTAGCGCGTCAAATAACGGCAACGTGCTCATATCGTCCTCACTTGTTCGATTGCTTCGCGCGCTGCGCGGATGGGGTTAGGCGGCGAACAGGTCTCGCTGCGCCGGAAAGTACTTGGATTCAAGCCACGCATCGTATGCAGCGTGGTCTTCAGTCGATTTGAAACTGGCCATTCGACGTACCTTCCCAAACTCCCGCCATTGCTCGGAGTTCCAGCACATGAAGCCCGCGAACTTCCCGCCGGGGTATTTATGGCGATCTGCCTCGCGCATTGCTTCTGGTGTGTTCCCATTCGCATAGCAGTAGGCGAGGTAGCGTGGATTCCAGCTCATGTCTATGCCGGTAACGTGGTGGGTCAGTCGAGACCGGTTTCGTCCCGTGCGTTGCGCACGAGCTTCGCCATGTTTTCGAATGCAAGAGCCAGCGCCTCGCGGCGATGCTTCGACTTAGGCAGCCAGAACGTCACGGCGCTGCGGTCGTCGTCCTGTGGCGGGTGGTGCAGTTTGTCGCTGCTATGCAGGACAATCTGGACTGCGCTATATACGAAGCCCGTGTTCGACTCTTTTTCGATGAGCAGAACCTCATCGGTCAGTTCTTGGCTATAGACGTTGATTCTCATGCTCGCCTCAATAGAAGGGTTTTTGGATCAGCGCACTAGAGCGTGCGCCTGTTCGTGATGCGGCTTGCAAAGCCACACAACATCCAGTGGTGCATCGTAATTAGGGTGATGTGCTTCAGCCTTCTTCCCGCAAACAAAGCAGGGCTGAGGAATTACTTCACCGAGACGAACAGCTCTGTGAAGTTCAAGCTGTGCTTGATGCCGCTCAGGATGCTGATTGCGCCATCTGGCTAGTAACCGAGTAACGATTTCTTTTCGGTGAGGCATCGATGCACGCGCACGATCGTATTGCCAGTAGTGATTGATATTCCTTGCGCGTGCTTCCTTGTTGTCCAACTTTGTACACGTCTTGCATTTGCCCAAGTGACCATCGCTCGTCGTCGAATGACGGTAGAACTCAGTTATTGGCTTAGCAATATTGCATTTGAAGCATGTCTTCATGGATAACCTCACATCGGCGATATATCTCTGTGGCGCATAAACGCCGTTTATTCGTTTGGCAGATACGGCGGTGTCTATTTGCGCTTTATCCGCGCGCTGGCGATGCCTAGAACCACACCCACCGCTATCGCTCCCAATACGGAGAGAGCGAACCATTCGAGTCCGCTCATGACGAACCTCGATAGGTCTTGGTCAGCGCTTTGTTGACTGCGTGGCCGCGCCGGCGCACTGCATTCGCCAGCGTCGCGCGGTCGTAGTGGCTGCTTGGCGCTTGACCCAGCAGGCCGAAATAGCTGTTCGAGACAGGCCGAAAATCTCGGATTACGCGACGTGCTTCCAGATTTCCCGCTTCACGATGCGCTGAACTGTCTTGACCGACACGCTCAGTTCCCGTGCCAGAGCGCTCAGGCCATGGTCTGGGTCGCGGGGCACGTGACGCCGACGAATCTCCGCAACCTGCGCCTCGGTGAGTTTGTTGCTGTGGTGCTTTGTCCCAACCACCTTGGTTCCATGCTCGGCCTTGTCGGCTTCGTTCTCCAGCGGCGTTCCATAAGCCAGATTGCCCAAACTCGGATCGCTGTTCTTGCCGTCCAGATGCCGAATCACAAGACCGCGAGGACGTGGACCGAGAAAGGCCGCAGCGACCAACTTGTGCACAGCGACTTTCTTGGCCCTCCCATCCACCCAGAAACTCACGCGCGGATAGCCGTCGCCATCCGGCGTGGCCTTTCTGATCCGCGCGCCGCGCCTCACTCGCCCCAAACTGCTGACCTCGTATCCGACGAACCCCACTACCGGCAACCATTCTTCTGATTCCATGTGCATCTCCTTGACCTCCACGAAGCGGGCGATGTGCGGCGTTCTTCCACCCGTTGGCCTGCTTCCCGATGCTGGTCGTCTGCTCGACGGACCCGGCGTACGCCTTACGCGAGATAAGGCGCTTGTCCATACCAAGGCGCAAGAGCAGTTCGATCACCTGAAGGCGTTCGAGCAACTCGGTCAGGTGCGACGCCTTGTCGACTGCCACGTTCGCGCGAAACACCAGAACCATGATCTCGATGCATTCCGTGCTGATCTTCTCGCCGATGGAGCGTTTGAAGTCGCGCGGCATGTTCTTGACCAGATCGGTGACTACATCGAGCAGGTCATAAGCGACTTTGTAAATCGGCAAACTTGTATGGATGGCCATTGATTCGAATTATTAAATTATTCAATTACCAATCTGCGGACGGCTCGGGCACGACAGTGGAGGCACTTGCCGTCGCAGTCCTGGTAGCCGTCGTGGAAGCCCTGACACCAGGCCCAGCTGCTATTCGTCTCATGCTGCTGACCGGACCAATACCAGGCCGATTCAAACTCGCCCATCAGGTTGGCAAACAGCAAAGACTGCTCTCTCCTCGTCGGCAACTCGCCGCCCTGCTCTGCCGCCCACTTGCCAGCACCGTCCCAGTCAATACTCTCGACCTCGCCGGGAAGGAGAACCAGGTGATAATCGCCCTCCGGGGCATCTCCAAGGATCAGCCCGGCATACCGCTCACCAGGAGAAAGTACGATCGTCTTTGCCGCAATGTGATACTTGGTAGCTGTGATTTGCTTTTCGAACGCTGCAATCAGTTCATTGAACTTCGCCTGGTGCTCTTTGATTTCTTCAAGCGTTACCGTCATCTCATGGGCTCCTGAAAATTACTGAATGATTAAATGGGCAATCTGCGGACGGCTCGGGCACGACAGTGGTAGCTCTTGCCGTAGCTGAGCTGGCCGCCGTTGCTGAAGTTCTGATACCAGGCCCAGCCGCTTTCGCGATGGTGTGTCTCATTGCTCCAGTACCAATCCTTCTGGAACTGATCCCGGAAACGCGCCCACAACATTGCCTGCTCAATGCGGGTAGGCAGATCTCCGCCTACGCTCTTGGCCCATTCGAGTTGATCCTCGAAGGTCGCATCGTCGTTATCGCCCGGCAGCAGGACGACGTGATAGAAATCGCCGTTCTTGTCGCCGATCGCGCCTACGTACACTTCGCCTTCATTTAGCAGAGGAATCTGAAGTTGTTGCATGAGTTTTCCTGTGAAAAAGAGCCGCGCATACTGGCCGGCTAAGCACACGCTTGCGGAGACCACCGCAAGGTTTAAGGGCGCGCCAACAGACTTACTCAGAGATTCACGCCGGAGGCTTCATCTGATGCTGGTGGACGCGTGAGGGGTCAGGCGGCTTGCTGGCGAAGCTGCTTTTCGTACTGGGCAACTAGCATGGCGAATTGCCAGAGGTCTTTTTCCATCTCGCCAATGAAGTCGTCATCCCTTTGGACTTCGATCATCGTGAATTGCTTCTCGGCCGCAGAAAGCGCGGGACAATAAAGGCCCACGTGCCACCACTTACGATTTGTCAGCCACATGCAGCCTTGTGCTTGCTCGCGCACGTCGCCAATGTCTCGATCCAGGATGATCGTCCGAAGCTTTTCCGGCGCAAGGAAGCACTTGTATTCGCTACCGCCGTCATCTGCGATCAGACCGTCAGCGCTTGCGCCGAACAGCCCGTCATCGGTTTTTACAAACCCGGTGCGCTTAACAAACAGGCCGGTCTTCGCCTCGTGCTCCATGCGGGCCTCAGGCTCCAGATCGTGGCCGCGTTTCATTTGCCAAGTCTCGAACCCCTCGTCAAGCGGCTCTCCACTAATGCGCTCGATAGCGAGACGGAAAGCGTAGTCCTTGGCCTTGGACGAGTAATCGCCCTTGTTCGCGCCACTCTTGAGACGTTCGCGCGCCGTGGTGAACATGCTGGCCGTGATGCATCCAGCCCGCGCGCGGTGCCATTCCTCTCCGCCCTGGGCGCATTCGACAATAATCATTGCTGGCCTCCTTCGGCGGCAAGTTGACGTTGAAACTCGGCTTCCATTTCGGCATCATCTGCGCCCGGCTCGCGCTGGGGTTCGGCTGCCTTCGTCGGGAGCGCCTTGCTCTTGGCGGCCATCGCAGCTTTGAACGCATCCGATGCAGCCGCGTCCTTCGCCGCGTTGATCTCCTTCACAGCGCGCTTCCAAAGGGTATCGAACTGGTCCCGTGTCGCCACTGCGTTGGCCTCGGCAACCAGCTTGATACCCAGCGCGCTCAGAACCGGTTCGCCCGGCTCGTCGTCGTGCCGATACTCTTCCGGCAAGTCTTCGATGTCTTGGGTGAAAATGTCCGATGCCGCAGTGACGTTCAGAGTCATGGCGATCTTGGCGCGCTTGCAGGCCATTTTGAGGATGGTGTTCGCCTGGTCGGCAGACTCCGTGCGAATCTGCTGCTTCTTCTCGACCTTGTTGTTCCATTTGGCGAACTTCAGGCGGCGCAGATTCTCGGGCGTTACCTCGAATTCCTCAGCGCAGATCGCACCGCGCCACTTGTACTTTTCCTCGTGCGATGAGCACTCGCCCATCCCCTCACCTAGTACGACGCCCGTCACCTGATGGATGCCGATGCAGCGCACCCGGAATCGCGCCATGCCGTCGACCGTCAAGTCTTCTATTTCGTACTTGTCGGCGACGCGAAACGTCACGCAAAGGACTTCAGCGCCCGGCTTGTACAGTGACGGCTTTTTGGTGCCCGGGATCACGCCGTAGTGAGTTTCGCTTTTCATGATTGAGCGCATCACTTCCTGGACGAGATTCACGCGTTGGCGAATCTCCATCGCTGAAAACTGATGCACTTCGCCCGCTACGATGCCGGCGCTTTCGCGCCGTGGCATTTCGATTACTTCGTTCATGCTGCTTCCTTTCGATCAAAGCGCCGCTGAATGATCTCGCGATGCCATTTATTGAGTTCAGTAGATAGCGAATCGAGCGTGTGGAAGACCGGCTCCGCATTGCCGCAGCACTCGCCATAGGCTCGACCGCAGCATTCCTGCCCGACTGGAATGGCGATCTCCTGCAACACGTCTTCGAGCATCCCCAAGCCGTCATTGGCGAAAATCAGGGATTGCAGGCGGTCGACCTCGGCGGCTAGCGCAGCCCGCTCTACCTCTGCTGCTGCCTCGCGCTCCAGACGTTCCGCTTCCGCACGAGCCGCCGCCTCAGCCTCTTCCCGCTTGCGCTGCTCTTCCGCTGCAACTCGCGCGGCCTCCGCATCAATCGCTGCCTGCTTCTCGCGCTCGACGCGTGCTGCTTCGTCGGCCTGACGTTGCCGCTCGGCGGCTAGTTCGGCCTGCTGCCGATCAATTTCCTCTTGTTGCGCCCGCATCCGTTCTTGATGCGCCGCCTGCTCCGCTCGCATTGCGGCTGCCGCAGCTTCCTGCGCTGCCCGTTGCTCGGCCTCGACGCGCTCACGTTCAACGCGATCCTTGGCTTCCTGCTCAGCCCGGGCTGCTTCGGCTTGGCGCTCCTGCTCCGCGAGTTCCGCGCGCTGCCTCTCAAGCGCCTCACGTTCTGCGGCGAGACGGGCTTGATCCGACTCATGATCCTTCTGCGCCTTGAACATTTCCCACAGCTTGTGGATGGTGGCGAGTTTCGCAACTTCGCCCTCACCCGCGAACTCCTGGTGAGTCTCCAGCGTGATCTCGACCGCCTCCAGACTTTCAATCGCTGCGGCAATGGTCTCGGATGACTTGCCGACCAGCATTGACGGGATGGCTTGCATTTCGGCGATGCGCTTTCGGATTGCGGAGATACGTGCAGACTCAGCGACCGCCTTCGCAATCTTCTCGTCGTCCTTGCGCTTTTCTTCGGCCTTGATTTCCTCGTCGAACATCGTTTCGAGCGGCAGCAGGGTCGATTCGATCTCTCCCTGGCGGCTGTCAAGGAGCTTGCCGATTTCAAGGATTGGAGCCTTGCGAAGCTTCCGCGCTTTCTCGCTCGCTACCCGGATGTCGCGGAACACGGCTCGATGCTTGATCGCTACGGCCATGCCCGCCGAAGTCTTGATGTCGTATGCAACATCGCGGACGGCGTCAATCGCTTGCGCGTACTGTTTCGCGAACGGCTCGAACACCAGCTCGACGTACTTCGTCGGCTCGATGGTGATCAGTTGTTGCGGTTGCTCGGCAACCGTCAGTTTTGTGGACGCTGTCATGCTGCCCTCAATTGTTGTTCTTGCCACGCTGCGAACCTCGCCTCATACACATCAAAGTACCCGGCGAACGTTTCGCGCAGCTTTGCTTTGTTGACTGGATCGGCCATGAGGTAGCAATGGGCCAGTGACTTCACGAACGAGCCGCCTTGCAGCTCCATGACGTGAAGTGCGCTGTCGTAGTGGGTCATGTCTTCCTCATACTTCGGCACGATCTGCGACCCATCCTAGGATCGCAACGATCTTCTTGGCGATTGCCTTACGAATTGGTCTCGTCAAAGTCTCGTCCTGAAGTTCCTCGCTGAAAAACAGGATTGACGAAATCGGCACGTTGAACGCCTTCGAATATCGCGTCAGCATCTCCAGACTGGGATTCTTGTTCCCCTTCTCCATTTCGGAGATCATGGCTGTGCTGACGCAGATTTCACGGCTAAGCTGCGTTTGCGTCATGTCGTGATAGACACGCAGCAGACGCAGCGCTTCCGCAAGCATTGGCGGTTTGTAGCTATCGCTCACGTCCCACCTCCGACCCTCAACGCCACAATCAGCCACCAGAACCCGCCGACCGCCAGCCCCGATCCGATCACGTATATCCAGTTCCGCGCTTCACTCCTGCGCTCTACGCGCCAGGTGCTATACGGCCCGAAGGCATCGTTCAGGGAGCGCGGTGTCCGATACTGCGTGTGCTGTATGTCTCGCGAAAAGCTCATGACGTCCCCATCAAATATTTGATAACCACCGCCGCAATGATTGCGACCGAGATAGCCAAGCCCCACGTCAATATCTCCGCCCTCTGCTGATCGTGGCGAATGTCGCGCTGCTCGGTGGCGAGTTTCTGGCGAGCGATGTCGGAGATAGTCACGATCGCGTCTTCAGTGCGAAAGTAGGTCAGGCTCATGATTCACCTCTAGCCTTCAGCATCGCATCGGCTACCTTGTACGCATGCAGCGCTAATCGGTCGTACATCGCCTGGATGTCGTGCAATTCGTTCTGCTTCAGTACGACGGCCTGCATCGCCTTCGCTGCGAAGTAGTCGCGCAGCGTCATGCCTTCGTTGATGTCGACCGTTTGCTCAGCTTGGTCCGGACCGGGAAACGCCGGTCCACCGTCTTTGATCTCGCTCATTGCAGGCTCCGCATCGTTGCACTTCTGTGCGAATGACGCCTTGAAGTTGTTCCAGTCGTTCATCCCATCCTCCCCATCTCGCCCCACACATGCCGCCGCGCCCCCGCATCCAGCCGCCGCCAGTAATCGTCGTCATGCTGCGATGCGAGATCCTCGTCGGTTGGCTCAGCGTCAGGTTCGAAGTAGGCGTCTTGCTTGCGGTTCTGTTGGCGCTCGAATTCGCGGTAGGCCGATTGATTTGCAAATTTACCCATGTTAGGCATCCTCAATAGTTGAAGGTTTGTTACGCCCTCATGGCTAGGACCGGCAGCCTGTCATATCTGCCAGTTTTCAAGCGCTTCTCAGATCGGCGGCTTACTTAACTACCTTCACCCGCCTAAGCTCCACGCTACCTAGCCATCAGGGCCCGGGCATCCCACCCGGATAGGCGCTGTTGGAGCCGCGCTGGCTTCTCTTGATCAATCAAACGGCCCCAGCACCTTCGCTCTGAAGCGAAGCCAGGCGGCCTCGTCGCCCTCGCGTTGCTTACGGGTTTCCTCGTCAAGCCATGCGCGAGTGAATTCGACCCATTCGTCTAGTTCGGTTTTGGGGCGCATGTCATGCCTTAACGTTCGCCGTCACGTGGTCGATGATCGACTGCACCGTCGTGAACGCCGCCATTTCGTCATCGTCGATGTAAATTCCGAACTCGTCTTCGACGCCCATCGTGATTTCCACAATGTCGAGATCATCGAATCGGAGATCGTTCACCAAGTGATCGGCGCCCTTCGTCTCAACGACCGTATCCATGTTGACGGCGAATTGCTCGGCTAAGATCTTCTTGACGCGCTCTTCGATACTCGTTTGCATCACTGCACCCCCAACTTAGTTTTCCGCTTCGGCGAATCATCGAGTCGGTCGCTGGCGCCGTGGTTGAACGCAAGGGCCAGCATTACCAGTGCGGTGTACGCGAGAATTGCCGCCCAGACGTAGTGAATGTTGATGTTCATATCTGCCTCGTATATGAGTCGCAAAGTTGGTTCGTGATGCGTTTGTGAGTCATTCCTCGATTTCTACGGGGATGGCGACATTCGTCCAGGGTTGATAGCCGGGCGTACTTTTTGCCTCTTCCTCTGATTTGAAGGTCGTGCATTTCAAACCGTTGTCTTGCCAAAAGTTCAACCAGACAGTCCGCTTCCTCGGGGCCATGCGTAGATATTCAGGAGAGGTCCGAGCTGGCTTTGAGTTGATCTCAACGACTGGAAGACCGTTTTCACTGACTCCAACGAAAAACACGGGGCCGCAGTAGTTCCATCCTGTATGCTGGCCTTCTAGGAAAACTGGGTCGCCGCGCTTTGCCGCTTCCAGATCAAAAGGTTTCATCTTCAATCCCTAGCAAATCGTTACGTTGAGTTCCGCCGACGCCTCGCGCTTCGCCGCTGCGAAGCACGGCTCACACGACTTAACGCTGATTTCGAATGTCGGCCAGTAGCTCTTGTGGGTCCGCGTTTCGACGCCCTCTTTTAGAGCGTTGCACTTGTCGCAGCGCTCAAGGGTGCGAACTGTGAGGGGACGGTTGCGCCAGGCGTCTGAGGTTGGCATCGTCAGCACCACGCGATCAAATCGAGTTGCACATATTCCGAATCCAGCACCTTCCCCGTCCGCGTTACCCGGTCTATCCGGTAGACGAAGCCAAGGTGCTGTAACTTCTCTTTTGCTACCGTCATTAGGCGGTGTACTGAGCGTTGGGCGGGCATGGTGGGCTCCTACTCGGCGATGAATGCTTCGATGCGGTCGGCGACTTGAGCGGGTGTTGTATTGCCCCGTGTCGAATAGCTGCTGATCTCGAATAGTTGACAAGCGTCGCCAGGGTCAATCTGGAAGAATGCAGTCACTGCATCCCATCCCCGGTTATCGGCGAACTCGGGACTCAGGCCCTCGAACCGAAGACCCTGCCCATTAAAGACTGGATCGAGACACGCGTATCCGACAGCGCATGCGGACGTTCCGTATTGCCATTCGTCCAGGTCGAAAGTCTTGCGCTTTCCTTCCGGCAATCCGCGCAGCATCGTCACCATCTGCTGCAGGCGTTCTTTGTGCATTTCTGGCTCCTTAGAACACGCTCTCGTATTCCTGCTCGCGGGCTTCGATATACGCTTCGTGCGTTGCCTTGCTCATCTGGCACAGGACCGGCGCGCTACGCGGGTGGCATGTTTGGAATCCGCGTTTATCGGGAGCCTCAACCGGCTGGAAATGCGTCTCCATGTAGCAGCGCTTCGACCGCTCCTGCTCTTTGGCACCGATATGCGGCGTGGTGTACTTGCTGCGCGTCGAGCCACCGAGCCACTTAGCACCCTTGCCGCGACCTTTGCCGCGCGAAACATACGGGCCGATACCAGCCATTGCCTCGCGTTGCGCTGAACCGCCGAGGCTCATTGCCGCAGCAATCGCGGCCATCATCATGTTTGCTCTTGCGAACGGGTTGCCTTGCATAACCTTCTCCGATAAGTAGTACTTATTGCTATCATTACGCCAACTCTCTGATCACCCTTATGGCTACCGACTCGCGAGAATCGGCAGATGTAAGAGAAATCGTGGTCCGGGTTACTCTCGTCCCGGGACGCGCTCATCATTGGCGCCAGGTGGGCCGTTCTTTCCGGCCTGTCAGTGCGTTTCGCTATCACACCGGCGCCACGTCAATGCCGCGCTTCGCAAGGGACGTGGACCTTTGCGTTGCGCCGCCCTATATACCGGGCGCTCAGGGATCCAGCACTGAAGAGAACGCACTACGCTATGCATGGAAGCTCTCTACTGGTGTTTCCGGAATCTTTAAACCGCGCCGCAGATATACCGCAACGGGGTACAGGGATATGATCTATGCGCTATCAGGCGCTGTCTCACCGAGTCATCCGGCCTTACGCCGAGTTACTTTGCAGGGAATGCAATGCGTTCGCCTCAGTGCTGCAGCTCTTCGTGAGTGGCGCTGCGGCCGCTAATAGTCGGCTCCCGCGCACTACCAGCCTTTCGGCGTATCGGTCTGAGGCTTTGGGCCGCAGGCGGGTCTGCTCCGTCAAATGTGTCAATCCACATCGCTCCAACGCCACTCACGAAAAACTGCTACACACGCGGCGCTGGCTACTTCCAGCAAGCTGGCTCCAGCTGCCGCGTGGTTCTGTGCCGATTACAACGCCATCGGTCACGTACTCGGCTGTCTTGCATCAGGTTCGTTCAGATTTCTGTCCGGTAGCAAACTTCGCCTAGCGCGGCTCGTCTGTCCTGATTCACGAGGCGGATCGCCCCGGCCGGTTCCTCCACTTTCGCGGTCCCGGCATTCATCGATTGTTAATGAGCTTTGCCCCACCAGGCGACGCCTTGCGCCTGTGTTCCTCTGCTGCGGTGCTTCACGGTCTCGTCAGTTAGCGCGTTACGCTAAGACCGCCGGAGCGGTTTCGACCTGTTAAGCGGCGAGCTTTTCAGTCTTGGGTAACTTGCCCTCAAGCTTGGCGCGCTGCTTCGCGCCGAAGTGAGGCATGTACTTTGAGGCATCGAACTCCGCGCGCAGACGTTCGCTCGACGTCGATTGCGGGACCAGAATCGGACCTTTTGGCGTACGGATCTCGCGAAGAACGCGAACTTCCTGAATCGGCTGCTGGCGCTTCGCGAGGATTTCTGCGCGGCTGCGTTGTTCGTGCTTCTTGCCCATGTCTGCTCTCCGGTTAGTGGTTGGTGCGGTGTTGCTTGCTTCGATGAATGAACAATAGCAAACGCTCTCGTTTAACGCAAGCAAAAGCTATCGCTTGTTGATAAATTTTTTTATCGCTGCCTGCGGAGCTAGACTGGGAGTCGGATAGGAGCTAGATATGACGCCAGCAGACGTGATCACCATCTTCGAGCGGCTGAACATCGAAGGCCGAGCAGACGTGCCGCTTGACGATGCGTGCGCAGGCTTCGCGGGCTGGCTGGCAACCAACTGGGATCGATTCGAGGGAGACGACCTGGCGTTGCTGACGTCGGTCGGCGCTACGTTGTGGCGGGAGGGGTTCGCGCAGAGGCGGAAATGAAAAAGCCCAGCTAGGCCTGGGCTCGATTTAGACTCAACGGCGTCTCGCGCGGACTAAAGCACACTGTCCGTCCAAACCGCACGTCCAGCGATGCGCGTCCGATCGTCGGGCGGCAGAATCTTGTCGGGAAAGGTCGTCTTGTCCGGATTGTCGCTCTTGATGACCCAAACTTCCGCGCCGACCTGCGGGTGATATTCCCATACAAGGCGCTTCAATACGAGCCCATCATGCGGCATACATATAGCGTAGACCTTGCCATCCTCGGGCTCGATATCTGCGGTATTTATGAGGACGTCACGTCCGTCCTGAATCTTTGGCCACATGCTCCCGCCGGCGGCCACAATAAGTCTAGCTGCATTTTCTGGAACGCCCAGTTCGCGCAGCTTCGAGCGCTTGAACGCCATTCCGCCCTTGACTACCACATGGTCTTCAAACCGGCCGTTGCCGCAGGCCGCGGCGATATCTAATTGGGGCACGAAAGCGAACTCATCGGATGTTGGATTGGGTAGGTCTCCTTCATCCAGACTACCGGCGGCTGCGCTTTTTGATTGACCAATGTTGCCCGTGTTTGGTGCGCTGATTAATGCATCAGAAATATTGGAAATATGCTGAGAGGCAATAGCGCTCTCAAGCCCCAAGTCGAAGTAAGGATGGTCAAGCCCGAGTGCCGTCTCGAGATTCCTTGCCGCCCCCTCACCAAAGCCTCTTCCGTTGCGATAGGTAGCGCTTAAGAGCTGCCTGATCCGCGTTGCGTCCAGATTATGTTTCCGTGCAAATTCTGCGGCCGTTCCGTCTGCCTCTTTGTCGACAAGCTCTTGGAGCCTGTTCCGGCGATGTGCGTGGATATCCATGGCCAAATTAAACCCGAAAACTAGCATTTGCTGTGATCGCAAAAGCTATTGTTTTGCAAGCAAGTGCTTGCGTTTCGCGAGAGCAAATGCTATCGTGAAGGCTATGGATACCTTTCACACCTACTTCAAAGGACTGGCCAAGGTCGAGCGCGATGCGTTCGCCACTAAGGTCGGAACCTCCGTCGCATATCTCTGGCAGATCGCCTACAAGCAACGTCGGTGTGCTGAGTCTTTGGCCATTGAGATCGAGAAGGCTTCTGCGGGTGCGGTTCGTGTCGAAGACCTGCGTCCCGATGTCGATTGGGCCTACATCCGCAGCTCGGCGCAGTCGATCGCCGATAGCGACATTGTAGAGCGAGTCAAGGCCAGCGACGACGCGCAAAACAATCCGGGCGGGACGTCGAGCCGGAAAACCAAGGAAGCAAAGCGGCGCGACTAAGCAGTTCAACAACAACACATAACCAAGCAGTTGGGGGTTGTTCATAAGTTGGGTCGGCTCAAGAAATGGAGTGCGTTGATATGACTCCATTTTTGTTTAGCAGGGACCGTCAACTCCAGTCAACCGTCAACAAGGGAAATCAAATGCAACGCGAATTGGCAGTTCATGGTGAGCCCAAGAAGCTTCAGAACGTTCCGGTCGAGCTTTTGAACATGTGCGACGACGAGCTGGATGCGATCCGGTTGTGCATTCAACTGAGTCGATTCACGCACGAGTACATCAGCAAGGAACTGTCAATCGACAAAGGGCATTTCTCTCGCATGATGCAGGGCCAGGCGGGGTTCCCGACTCACAAGCGGCTGGCGCTCATGCGGCTGTGCGGGAACCGCGCTCCGGTCCAGTACGAGGCAATGAATGCGGGCTGTGATCTGGTGGAGTCGAAAGACGCCAAGATCCGGCAACTTGAGGAACAACTTGCGGCAGCGAGGGCGGCGTAATGCGCGCTCTGATCTTCTTTACGTCCCTTTTCTGCCTGTGCTGTCTGATCGTATGGGCCTCCTGCGAACTGATCGTGAGAACGCAATGAACGCATCCGATTCTCGAGCGCTTGATCTGTCGTTGTTCGGCATCAACGAACTCATAGCCCGCATCACCGTCGCATCGGCGATCGAGGTGCGGATGCAGTTGGGCAAGGAACTCAAGGCCGAGATCGCGGCGTATCTGCGCGATGTGACGGCTACGGCCTGTGTTGGAAAGAAGTGAACAAGGCGGCCTAGTGCAAGAAGCAACACCGCAACTTGAGAATGGCTACACGAGGCTTGCCAATGAGCTTCTGGATGCACTCATCGGTGCGGGTCTCACATCACGTCAATGGGCGGTTTTAATGGCAATCGTACGCAAAACATACGGCTACAGCAAAAAGACCGATGACATCGGTCTAAGCCAACTTGCCAACATGACAGGCATTGCCAAGCCGCACGTTAGCGTGACCGTCCGTGAGCTTGCGGCACGTCGCATTATTACGCGCGAAGACGGCAAGTTTGGTCATCGCCTGGGCATCAACAAGAACACGCGCCTTTGGCTTTCGGTTACTGATTCAGTAACCCTAACCAAGATCGCAGATGAGCAAACCACGGTTACCAAAACAGTAACCGTTACCGATGAAACAGCGCAGCCAGAGGTTACTGAACCGGTAACCCCTGAGACCCTCAATGAGGGTTCCCAAATCGGTAACGGGGGGGTTACCGAATCGGTACTAAACCCGGTTACTGAATCGGTAACCACAAAAGACAACCTACCAAAAGACAACTGCCAAAAGACAAAAACCTTCCCGCATTCGCTTCGCGAACGCTTCGACATTTTCTGGGTGACCTATCCCCGCAAGGTTGAAAAAAAGGAAGCGCAAAAAGTCTTCGATCGGCTGAACCCCGACGACGATCTTTTGCAAGCCATCTTGGATGGTTTGGCATTGGCTAAGAAAACACAGCAATGGCAGGTCAAGCGATTTATTAAGCACCCGTCCGTCTGGCTGAACGGGGCCTGCTGGCAGGACGAATTGATTGTCGAGTACACCGCAAGGCAGATCGAGGTGATCTCCGCCTACAACGGGGCGCTAGGAGATTCGCTCGGTGAAATCGACCCAGCGACTTTCACCGAAGACCGGGCCGGTGCAATTGACGATTTCCTGACGTTTCACGCCAAGGATCCAAATTTCTGGCAGCGCTACTTCCCGTGGGTGGCCGCCAACGTGAACGTCCCGCCGCACTGTGGCATGGATTATCTGATCAGCCGAGACGGCTACACCAAGGTTAAGGGTGGCCAATTTACGAAGGGCAAAGAATGAACGCACCGGACAGATTCATCGAACAGCAACGCGAAGTGCCCGCATCGGTGGAAGCCGAGCAGTCGGTACTCGGTGCGTTGATGGTCGACAACGATTCGATCGACCGCATTGGCGACCTGAAGGAATCGCACTTCTATCGCTACGACCATCGGATGATTTTCGAGCACATCTCGAAGCTGATCGTCGCCGGCCGTACCGCCGACATGATCACGGTATTCGAGGCACTGGGTAACTCCGGGAAGGCTGACCAAGTTGGCGGCCTGGCTTACCTGAACACGTTGGTGCAAAACACGCCGGGCAGCGCAGGTATCGCTCGCTGGGCTGACATCGTGATCGACCGTTGGAAGCTGCGCGGCCTTCTGTCGGCGTCGGACGAAGTTGCCGAGATGGTGTTCAACCGCGCCGGCAAGTCGGTATCGGAAATCATCAGCGAAGCTCAAGCGAAGTTTGAGCCGCTGGCAGAAGCCAAGTCATTCGAGCCGCAAATGCCGGGGCCGTTGCTTACCGCAATCGTCACAGAAATTGACGAGCGCTATCACGGCGCACCGCTGGCGGTGACATCGACTGGCTTCATGGATCTGGATACAAAGCTCGGCGGTGGCCTGCGTGGCTCGGAACTGGTGATTGTCGCCGGCCGTCCGTCAATGGGTAAAACGGCGTTCTCGATGAACATCGCCGGGAATGTCGCGCAGGACGGCGGCACTGTTCTCGTCTTCTCGCTCGAAATGTCTGGTAAAGCGCTTCACCAACGCAACATCGCTCGGATCGGCGGCATACCTCTCGGGCATGTCCTTGATGGCAAGAAGATCACTGACGGCGACTGGCCGCGCCTCACGCACGCCGTTCAGGTGATGTCAGAAATGATGCTGCTGGTGGATGACACGTCCGGCCTCTCCATGGCGGAAATCGCGAGCCGAAGCCGGACTGTAAAGCGCCGCTACGGGCTGAACATGATCGTGGTCGACTACATCGGCCTGATGACGGGTGGCACGGAAGAACGTCAAGACCTGAAGATCGGCGCCTACTCTGCGGGCCTGAAGGGTCTGGCGAAGCAACTGGACATTCCGGTCATCGCCCTGGCGCAGCTTAACCGCGGTGTCGAGCAGCGCCCGAACAAGCGTCCGACCATGGGTGATCTGCGCGACTCGGGGGCGATTGAGCAGGACGCCGACATCATTCTGATGCTCTATCGGGATGAGGTCTACAAACACGACTCTCCTGATCGCGGCACCGCTGAAATCATCGTCGGCAAGCAGCGCAATGGCGAGACCGGGCCGGTGCGGCTCGCGTTCATGGGTGAGCATCAGAAGTTTGCGGATATGGCGCCAGGCTATGTGTCAGAGCAGCGCAGGCCCCAAGAGAAATCACGCCGAGGCTTTGAATGAGCGCCCTTCTCTCAATCGATCCCGGCACAGACCAATCCGGCTGGTGCGTTATCCAGTTTGGCCGAGTCATGGAATCCGGTGTCGCACCGAATCAGTTACTGCTGGGAAAGGTGCGTGGCTGGAAAGGCGCGTTGGCGATGGAAATGGTTTCCAGCTATGGCATGCCGGTTGGGCGCGAAGTATTCGAGACCGTACTTTGGATTGGGCGCTTTCAGCAGGCCTATGAGTATCCAGAAATCGCGCGCCTGATCTATCGCCGCGACGTGAAGTTACACCTGTGCGGATCGCCCAAGGCCAAGGATTCGAATATTCGTCAAGCCCTGTTGGATATGTTCCCGCGCACTGGCGGCGGAAAGACCCCGCAAGTCGGGACCAAGAAGGCGCCGGGCCCGTTATTCGGCGTGTCGTCGCACGCCTGGTCAGCTCTTGCCGTGGGCGTTACGGCATTGAACATGAAGGAGTCCGCATGAGCCGCAGCCAGAAACCGAGAAAGAAGTACGACCCCACGCGCTTTATATCGCGCATTGCAGTCAACGCCGAAAAGCGCCGGGACGCCAATCCGCTGACCAGCGATCAGCAACGCGATTTGGGTCTCGCCTACCACATCGCATTCGAAAACATGCTCAAGCGTGGAAGCGAAGAAGATTGGTACATCCTTGCCGGAACATTGAATGTCGCGCTCGTGCTGGCCGAAAAGGGATATGGCGAAGAGTTCATCCCTGAAGTCAAGGCCGCTATGGAAGCGCTGATGGCGACCAAGTATCGCGCTGATAGCACGAAGCGATGGGCCTTCGATGGTCAAGGTATTCAGGCAATGCGACGCGCACTCGAGCTGCACGACCAGCAGTGCGCGCTTGCAACGCGAGCAGAAATCAAGGTTGTTCTGAAGACAATCATTGGCCGCGCAAATGACGGTTTCATGTATGCCGCCGAAGAGTGCCAATTTGCGGAGGCCGCGTAATGTCCAAGCCCAAGACAAAGATTTATGAAATCCTGGACCTGATCCGCCAGCACGGTCCGGTATCAGCCAACCGGTTGACTGAATTGACGGGCGACCTTCGCCAGTCGATCGACAAGTACGTGCGTCAGGCTCATGACGCCGGCTTGATCCATATCGCTACTTTCGGTCCTAGTCCGCTTGGAGGAAATCGCACCGTCAAGCTCTATATGGTCGGCAAAGCTGTAGATGCGCAACGTACCGCTAAGGCCCAGCCGAAGAAGGTCGTACTTCATCAGCAGGACGACGCTTCGCGTAAGGGGATGAATTTCTCCGGAAGGGAAAAGCGGATTATCCGGGAAATCAAGAAGAGCGGCCAACCGGTGAAGACGCAGATGCATCGGTTGCCTGGACGAACTTTCTACGGTGTGCAACGTGCTGTAGCCGCGATCAAGGGGAAGAAGAAGCGCGAAGTCGGCTCCTGGATATGGGTCGCGGTAGTCAATATCTTGCGTGAATCGCCCAGCCTTTCCGTGCGGGATATTAGCGAGCGTATCGGGTGCAGTAGCCGGCAGACGATGAATCTCATGAACGAGAACCACGGTCACGGCGTTTATATCTCCGGCTGGGAAATTATTTGCCGGACGCTAGCGGCGCAATGGAGCCTCGGAAGCCGTAACGACGAACCGAAACCAGCAAGCCCCAGCATCGAAGAGCGCCGCCGCAAGGCGCGGGTCCGCTATCACCGCAGATTGGCTGCCGCCAAACAAAACCCGTTCGCTACCGCATTGGGTCTCGTCAAGGCTCCGGCCAATGGATCGGGCCGCGTCTATCAACAGTCGATGAATTCAGAAGACGAATATCGGGAGGCCGCATGACCTGGAAAACATGCGCAACGCCGCCAGAGCGGGATGGGCTTTATGAGGTCGAGCGGCGATTTAAAGACGGCTCACTGCTGGAAGACGCCGAACAGATCCGCTACGAAGGCGAATGGAAGGTGGTTCGGGGCTCGGAGATTCTTGAGCATGACGTTTGGAGGGAAGTGCAATGAACGACTGGATTGGAAAATGCCACCCGGGCGACTGCCGCAAGATCATGACGGCATGGCCATCCGGTGTTGCGGATGCTTGCATTACCGACCCGCCCTACGGCGACACGTCGCTTGAATGGGATCGCCGATGCGACCTGTGGATGCATCAGGTGTCGCGAGTCTTGAAGCCAAATGCCAGCGTTTGGATTTTCGGAAGCATGCGCTTCATCGTCACCATGTTTGACGAGATGGCTGCATGGGATTTCAAGTACGCGCAGGACATCGTCTGGCAGAAGCAGAACGGAACCGGCTTTCAGAACGATCGTTTCCGCCGCGTTCATGAGCATGCTGTGCAGTTTTACCGTGGCGCATGGGCAGAAGTCTACAAAGAACCCCAATTCACCAACGATGCGACTGCCAAGACGGTGCGCCGCAAGACTCGACCGACTCATACCGGGCACATCGACGCAGGCCACTACGTTAGCGAAGATGGCGGCCCACGCCTCCAAACAAGTGTCATCGACGTGGCAAACGAGCACGGCAATGCGCTCCACCCGACGCAAAAGCCGCTCGGCATTATCGCGCCCCTGATCCGCTATTCAGTTCCTGTTGGCGGTCTGGTGATTGATCCATTTATGGGCAGCGGATCAACGGGTATCGCCGCGGAGTTGCTTGGCCGACAGTTCGCCGGGTGCGAGATGAACCCGGACTACCAAGGGTTATTGGCCCAACGTCAGCGACAGGCTGATTTGCTAATGGAGTCTGCATGACCACCGCCTACGAAGTCCCCGGCTTCACCCGCCCGGCTGAACTCTATGAGTTGGCCAGTAACCACGGAATTCACGCCGGCAGCATGGACAAGCTGGTCCGATTTGCGATTGAGATTCAGCGTCGCGCTCTCGCCCAGACCACGGAGAAGGAAGAGAAGGAGACCGCGGAATGAAGCGCATATATATCAGCGGGCCGATGTCCGGCCTTCCCCGCCTGAACTGGCCGCTCTTCAACCGGACAGCCGTCCGACTGCGCAATCTCCGCTGGGACGTAGTGAACCCGGTGGCGATCAACAACGATCCGGAAGCGGATTGGCTCGACTGTATCGCGGCTGACGTTGTCGCCATGCGCGGATGCACTGCGATTTGCATGTTGCCGGGCTGGGAAGCATCGTTCGGTGCCCGCATTGAGCGCCTGGTGGCCGAGCGCATGGGGCTTGAGATTTTCGATCTGGCGGATCTAGTTGCGGAGGCGGCATGAAAGAGCATTGGCAGAAATCCGACGATAGTCAACTCAAAGATACGAACCCCAAGGACGCCATCGGGTCGGGCAAGCTACCGCTCCACCTCTGGCCCGCGACCGCCTCGGCGCTTGGCTCACTCGGTCTGCTCGACGGCATGCTCAAGTATGGCAGGTCGAACTGGCGGGTAGCTGGTGTGCGCGCGTCGATCTATGTGGATGCGGCCAAACGCCATTTGGACAAGTGGTTCGAAGGTCAGGATAACGATGCCGACAGCGGATTACCCCACTTCGCCCACGCACTCGCCTGCCTCGCCATCCTGGTCGACGCGGAGGCCGCTGGAAAGCTGAACGACGATCGCATGGTGGCTGGTGGATATCTCGAAATGCTGGATGCACTGACGCCGCACGTTGCTCGTCTCAAGGCTCTACACGCTGACAAATCGCCGCGCCATTACTCAATTGCCGATAGCCGCGCTATGGGCGAACACGCCGCGCGTGAGACTGACGCCCGTCAAATCGCCGAAAGCAACACGGAGTATCTGGCTAGTGAGGTGGGAGCGTGAGTGACGAAATCAAAAAACTCGAGCGCGAGCGGGATTATTGGATGCGCGTCGCCGCCTACCTGGCATCGTTGCATGCGGCCACGCTTAGCTATGACGGAACGCTGAAGAGTTGCTCGCGTAGCCGCCGAGACCGCTACGAAAGCATCGTCGAAACTGCCGCCGACATGATGGCCGGGAGGGATTGGAAGGCGGGTATCAGCTACGCCAAGGCGACGCCGGAGAAAAGCCGTGCGGACTGCCTTCAGGCTATTGCATATCTGAAGGCGGAAACATGAGCGACAAACAAGTCTTCCGCCTCGTTCATCCGACTGCACGTCAGATGGCATCGCGCGCCTGCATTCAGGCTCCAGACGGCTTCATCGTCGAGATCAAGCCGCGCACCCGGTCGCTCGATCAGAACGCCAAGATGTGGGCGATGCTGGCCGACGTCTCGCGCCAGGTTGAATGGTACGGCCAACACCTGACGTCTGAGGAGTGGAAGGACGTTTTGACGGCGGCACTGAAAAAGCAGAAAGCCGTTCCTGGGATCGACGGCGGCTTTGTTGTGATCGGCGCTCGCACTCGGAACATGACGATCCGCGAGATGGGAGATCTGGTAGAGCTCATGTATGCATTCGGCGCGGAGCAGAACGTCCAATGGAGCGAGCCTGCTGAGCAGGGTTACGAGACGCTGGCGAAGGAGTTTGCATGAGTAAGTTCCTAAAGATCTGTAGCGCGGTGAGTATGGCGTTCGCGACGTTCCTCTCAATTACCGACCTTCCGAGGGCGACGTATATGTTGCTCGTCGCGATCCTTGCTCACATGTGGAGCGAAGGGAAATGAAGCGCTCCGGTTTCGGCCCCCGTAAAAGCTCACTCAAGCGCTCGCCATTCAAGCAGCCCGACCGCCAAACATTCGAGCGCAACCAGGAGGCGAAGAAGCAGGTCGGACTTAAGCGGAAGGCGAAGCGGCCGACGAAAGCAGAACGTGAGCATATGGGCGTAGTCGCCGGACTGTACTGCATCGTGTGCCGCAACTTGCGCCGTGGCGAATCGCCTGCGGAAGTGCATCACGTGCGCTATCTGGCTGGCGGTGGGCAGCGCAGCGATAACCTGGACACGATTCCGCTCTGCCCGCTTCACCATCGGCTCGGCGGCTGGGGTATCGCGTATCACGCGGGCCCGGAGGAATTCGAGCGGCGGTATGGAACAGAAGCCGATCTACTCGCGCAAACGAAGCGGGAGACTGGCGTTGAACAACAAGAGATGGAGGCGGTGTGAGCAAAGAATACCGAATCAGTTCTATCAAAGACTTCCTCGCGATTCCCGAAGAATCGATTGCTGCCTGTCTGGCTGACTTCAAGGCGTGGATCGGTTTGGCTCGCGAAGGAAGCGAGTTTTCCAAAGACTTCAACGACCTGATCGGAATCCCCGATGCTACTTCGTTTATCCAAGACAGTTTCATATGGCTCGACGATGGACTATCTGGAATTTCTCGCATCCAGCTTACCGACCACGAAGGTGAGGAATTTGTCAGGATCGAATTTGAAGGAGGCGCGAAATGACAATCAAACGCTACGGCACATCATCAGCACCCCGCGAGGACGGCTGTTTCGTGATGTTCAGCGAGTATGAAAAGGTGGTGGCGGAGTGTGGGGAGTTGCGGGCGGAGACCGATTCGCTCATAGAAGCACTCGCGAATTGTCGTGAAGCAGCCTTTGACGAGCAAGTCGATAACCCATATTTAGACGGAGCCGTGGGCGATCCGGCCGAGGTGCCTGGCTTCGTGAAATGGGAATTGGATAGGCTGCGTGCAGCAGCAAAGGAACAATCATGATCAATCTCGGCGTTCTACTCGTCGGCTTCATTCTGGGCATCTTCGCCCTCGGCCTGCTGATCTTTCTCGTCATCCTCCACCGCCCCCGCTACGAAGCACCGACACTCAGCCGGAGGAGGAATCGGGATAGGGTTCCGGAAGTAGTCACGCAGGAGCCGGAGAAAGGTGCAGTCGATTACCGGTTTATCAATTTGACGGGATTGGAGGGGGAATGAACTACGAGTTGGACCAACCGCTGCTGTTCGTCCCTGACAGCAAGTTTGACAAGCAAACTCTGGTGAAAGTGGTGGGGCTGAGAAAAGGCGGATCGGCGAAGCTATCCAACGGATGGCTAGTCGATTCTATGGGAGTGGCCGAGGGCACGAATCGCATCCCTGGAGGGCGCGTCGAAGAGGTGGAAATATGAATCGCAAACATAGGATTGACACCACCTAATAATTGTAGTTGTCCTTACTTTTTGCTATAATTTTTGCTAGATGTTGTGGCCGGTTCGGTAATCTCAACTATATGTCGCGGCGGGGTTCAAATGGATGTGGTCAACGAAGGCAAGATGATTGCGCAGAGCGAGGACCAGCGCATCAACGAATTCTGCGAGAAGTGGTCTTCTTGGCATCGGTCGCGCAAACTCTTTGCGCCGCCCGTGCCGAAGAACCTATTGGTCCGCCTCCAGAATCTGCCTGGTGGAGAAGTACCAGATGCGGAGTTGAGCGCCAGCGCGAGTTACTTCAATCTCGCGCTGTTAGCGATGCCCGAGGGTCGACCCAAGCAGGCGTTTTATCTCTACTATCTCGCCCGAGTGCGGCCGGTGAAGCTGTTGGCAGATGAGTTCGACATCACGACTCAGGCGTTCTACAAGATGCTTAAGGCTTTCCGAACGGACACCCACCGCGCCTATCATCGTATGCTGACCGGAAACCTGTAGAGTTTCCAACGTGGTGGTTTCCACTTTTCCCTGTTTTTACTATGATTTATGCAAGGTTGAATTACTGCGTCCAAGCCCTGCGAACGAAAGTCGTGGGGCTTTTTATTTGGTGCTTCCATGGCTCACTCGGTCACGTTTCAGTCCAGTTCATTTGGACGCGATCCATTGGCAGAACTGGAACATAGTCGAGCCGAATCAGCTGGCAGAAAGATGTCGAAGCGTGAATTGTCGGAGATGGGGAATCGCCCGTTGTCCGATTCCGGTCGTCGCACACCCGATGATGACGCGAAGGCAGCGCGTGAGCCGCTAGAGGCATTTTTGGCTAAAGAGAGCCAACCCAAGAAGTGGAGTGCGGCTCGCAAGGCAGCAGAAGCGCTATTCACTAAGCCGGGCGACCATGATGAGTAAGCCGAACACCTATACGCGCCTGGTTGATGCGCTGGCAGCTTTCCCGCGTGGCGATGTTGCGGCGCCCAGAAAATGGCCGAGAACCAAGACGCGTCGTGTTTCATGTGCGCGCCAGAAGCCGAGTGAAGCGGAATGGCTGCGAAGGCTGGCGCTATCGTGACCGACCTCCTGGAAACGCTCACCTTTGGGCCGTTGCTGGCAGTTTCATATCATTTGGCATGCGCAAAAGCACTCACCCAATGGGCAGACTGGCTTATCGACGTCTCCGAGCGGATCGATGCTGGTGGTGCGCACGTGAGTTAGTAGATGGGCGGCAGTGCTGCAAGCCGGAAGATTACTTATTTTGAGGTAGCGATGGCCTATTTCTTTGTCGCAGGGGCCTTTGTCCTCGGCGCATGCTTCGGCTGGGCGATTGGGTTCATCGTTGCGAGTCCGTCTAACTGCTTCCGCCGTCAGCCGATATGCTCGGAATGCTGTTATACGGGCGGCGGAAGCACCTATTACTAGCCTCGAAGCTCGGCGCGAGCATGGGCGGTGTCCCTTCGCGTTGTAGCCCGAGTGCGGCAGGATTCGCCTAATTGGCTGATTCGGTAGCCCGCACGCGACAGAAAACCGCCGGTAGTACTCGGGCGTGGTCCACCTCTACGGCACAACGGACTGCTTTCATGTTTGCTGATTGCATCGCTACGGTAAAAGGCCAAAATTCCGGGGCCGGCGAGATGCACCGGCATCACGCAATCGGCAATCATGAGGGTGAACCGAAAAGGCCGCGCGAGTCGATAGACTGCCACTGCGCCATGCGGGCCGAACGCTGTAGCTCTCGCCTTCCCCTACTTGGCCCTTCGTCAAGTTTAGATGCCGCCTAGCGCGGCTCTTTTTATTTGGTGCGCCGATGGCATCGCGAAAGAAAGCCGAACCTGTCGAGCGCACCGAGATTTGCAAGAACTGCCGCCACGCATCGGTAAAGCGCGGCGAAGAAATCCAGTGCCGCAGATACCCGCCTCAGTTCGTGTACGACCCATCAAGTGGTTGCACGGCTGTAACGCATCCGATTGTCGAGGCCGATCATTGGTGCGGGGAATTCGCCGCATATCTAAATTCGTAAAGGGGAAGCTGTGGCACGTCAATTTGACCCGCGATTGCGAGAATTTGCCGATGCCCGGGAAATCTCTTTCCTCGAAGCCGTAGAGAAGCACGGCAAGCCCACGCACGCAGCCAAGGCGCTAGGCATCCACCACAGTGTGCTGATTCGCGCGCTGGACAGTCTGGAAAAGCGGGCGGCGAAGATGGGGTATGCGCCCGATCACGATTTCGTGCACCCGGTGCCAGATGGTTTCGTTGCGCATGGCGTCTCGACGTACTACAACGCCGATGGCAAACCGACTGCGCAATGGGTGAAGGCTAGCGCCGACAAGGATCGTCAAGAGGCAATCTTCCGCGAGGCGTGTGCCGCGATGGCGGAGACGTTGCCGCGGGTGAAGCCTGCTCCGGCGCCGACCAAGGTCGATGCGGCGCTGTGCAACCTGATCGTTTTCACGGATTACCACGTCGGTCAATTGTCGTGGCATCGTGAGGGTGGCGCCGACTGGGATTTGAAGATCGCAGAAGGCCTGCTACTCGCCAGCTTCGTCCACATGGTCGAATCCGCACCGAAAGCTGCCACGTGCGTCCTGACGATTCAAGGCGACTTTCTGCATAGCGATGGGCTTTTGCCCCTTACGCCCGCGCACAAGAACGTCCTGGACACCGATGGGCGGTTTTCAAAGATCGTCGCCGCAGCAATTCGCGTGCTTCGCCGTCTGATCAGTCACGCGCTGGCAAAGCACCAGACAGTGCATCTGATCATTTGCGAGGGTAATCACGATGAGTCAGGTTCGCTCTGGCTTCGCCACATGTTCGCCGCGCTGCATGAAAATGAACCCCGCCTGACGGTGAACGATTCGGAACTTCCGTTCTACGTCCACCAGCACGGCGAAGTGATGCTGGCGTTCCACCACGGTCACAAAGTGACCAACGAACAATTGCCCATGCTGTTCGCGGCCCAGTTCCCGAAAGTGTGGGGAAACACCGTCAAGCGATACGCACATTGCGGCCACCGTCATCATGTGGACGAGAAAGAGTACGCTGGCATGACGGTCACGCAGCACCCGACGCTCGCCGCTCGAGATGCACATTCGGCGCGCGGTGGGTGGATCTCGGAGCGTGCTGCGGCATTGGTGACTTACCACGAACGATATGGGCAAGTCGCGCGGACGATTGTATGTCCGGAGATGTTTGAGGCGGCTTGAGTAAATTCCTCCAAGCGCCCGCGAGCCGCAAGAAACAAATCACTCAAGGTTAAACATGGCGCAGCCAAAGAAAGCCGCGCCGGACTGGGAGCGCATTGAAGCTGACTACCGGGCCGGCTTGTTGTCGGTGCGGGAGATTGCCGCCGCTCATGGGGTATCCCACACGGCAATCCAGAAGCGCGCAAACAAAGAGCCGAAGTGGGAGCGCGATCTCGGCAAACGCATACAGGCAAAGGCTGAAGCGCTGGTTGCCAAGCGTGAGGTTGCCACACAGGTTGCCACGGAAAAGGCGGCAACCGATGCGGTGATCGTTGAGGCCAACGCTCAGGTTATTGCCAATATCCGATTGGCGCATCGGACCGATATTTCCAAGTCGCGCACGCTGGTAATGACGCTGCTGTCCGAGCTGGAACACCAGACCGAGCATCGCGACCTGTATGAAAAGCTGGGCGTCCTGATGATGGCGCCAGACGATAACGGACGCGACAAACTGTACGAGGCCTACACGAAGGCCATGTCGCTAGGTGGTCGGACGTCGACCATGAAGGCGCTGTCCGACTCGCTTAAGACGCTGATTGCCTTGGAGCGAGAGGCATACAACGTTGGTAGCGAGCCGCCTCCGGCAGACGATAACCCCGCCAAGAGATTTGCTGCGTCCGATCCGATCGAGGCGGCCAAGTTGTACGCGCGCCTGATGAATCCATGACATGCCAATTCCGTTTCCGTTTGACTTCCGCAACCCTGACTATTTGCAGGTGTTCGAGTGGCGGGCGGAACGGTTGCGTCGGCTCCGCGCGGAACCATCCGCACTGCCGGCGCTGAAAGCCTACTACAAGGACAATCCGGCCCAGTTCATCATTGACTGGGGCATGACGTTCGACCCGCGCAATGTCGAGCGCGGATTGCCGGCGCAGATACCGTTTCTCCTGTTCCCCAAGCAGGAAGAGTGGGTTGTATGGTTCCTTGATCGATGGAAATCTCAGGAACCCGGCATCACTGAAAAGACCCGTGACATGGGGATGTCATGGCTGACGGTGGCGCTTGCCGATACGGTATGCCTGTTTAATCAAGGCGTCGTGGTTGGATTCGGATCGCGCAAGGAAGAGTACGTCGACAAGATCGGATCGCCGAAATCTCTATTCTGGAAGGCCCGGCAATTTATGTCGCTCCTGCCGGTGGAGTTTCGAGGGTCATGGGATCTCGGAGCAAACGCCCCGCACATGCGGATAGTGTTTCCGGATACTGGCTCGGTCATAACGGGCGAATCTGGCGACGGCATCGGCCGCGGCGACCGGGCCAGCTTCTATATCGTGGACGAGTCGGCATTTCTCGAGCGTCCGCAACTGGTCGACGCTTCGCTATCGGCGACGACGAATTGCCGGCAGGATATCTCGACTCCGAATGGGATGGGCAACTCATTTGCCCAACGTCGGCACAGCGGAAAGATCAAGGTCTTTACGTTTCACTGGCGCGATGACCCCCGCAAAGACGACGCCTGGTACGCCAAACAGCGTGAAGTACTCGACGCAGTCACGGTTGCACAGGAAATCGACATTAACTATGCGGCATCCGCCGAGGGCGTGCTTATCCCGTCCGAGTGGGTGCAGGCCGCCATTGGTGCTCACCGCAAGCTTGGCATCGAGCCTACTGGTAACCGCCGCGGTGCGCTTGACGTCGCCGACGAGGGCAAGGACAAGAATGCCTTTGCTGGCCGGCACGGCTTCCTGCTCGACTATGTCAAGTCATGGTCCGGGAAAGGCAGCGACATCTTCTCGACCGTCGAGCGGGCCATCGCAATCTGTGACGAGCGCGGCTATACGTCATTCGACTATGACGCAGACGGATTGGGTGCGGGTGTACGCGGCGACGCTCGAGTGATTAATGAGCAGCGAGGCGCAGCCGGGAAATATCCGGTCAGAGACGAGCCATTTCGGGGGTCCGGCGCAGTTCATGATCCGGAAGGAGAGATGGTCAAGGAGCGCAAGAACAAGGACTTCTTCGCCAATGCCAAGGCTCAGGCATGGTGGGCGCTGCGACTTAGGTTCCAGGCGACTTATCGCGCTGTCATCGAAAAAATGGCGTTCGACCCGGACGACCTTATCTCGATCGATCCTGATCTTGAGGAATTGGTCCCGTTGACGATGGAGTTGTCCCAGCCGACTTACACCATCAATACGGTCGGCAAGGTAGTCGTCGACAAGGCGCCGGAAGGAACGATGTCTCCTAACCTCGCAGACTCCGTAATGATCTGCTACCAGCCGGCCGGTAGAGAACTGGACGTTTGGATCAAGTTAGCAGGTTAAAACACCAACGGCCCGCGAGCCACAAGAAAGGATTCACTCCAGCATGTCCAAGTCACGTCGAAACATGAAGGCAGGCGTGACGCAACCGGTCCGCACTCAGGATAGCTTCCAGAACGCGGCCGCCCAGGTGGGCTGGGGCACCAATAATCAGTCCTCTGCTTCTTCCTACGCACTCTCGTATCAGAGCCGCAACCGGATCAATCTGGAGGCGGCGTATCGCGGTTCGTGGATTGTGCGTCAGGCTGTCGATGCGCTTCCCGAAGACATGACGCGTGCGGGTGTGGAGTTTTCCGGCGTCGAGCCCGATGACATCTCGAAGCTAGACCAGGACATGATGCGCCTGGCCATCTGGGATGCGCTCTGCGATACGGGAAAGTGGGCGAATCTCTACGGCGGCTGCCTGGCCGTCATGCTCATCGAAGGTCAGGACTTCGCAACGCCGTTGCGTCCGGAGACGATTGCCAAAGGCCAGTTCAAGGGCCTGCTCGTTCTTGACCGTTGGATGGTATCGCCGCCGGTTGGTGACGTGGTGACCGACTTCGGCCCGGACATGGGCAAGCCGGTCTACTACAACGTGATTGCGGACTATGCCGCGATTCCGAAGGCGAAGATCCACTACACACGCGTGATACGTCTGGACGGTGCCGACCTGCCGTTTTATCAGCGCGTGTCAGAAAACGGCTGGGGCCTGTCGGTTCTCGAGCCGATGTACGACCGCCTGATTGCGTTCGATAGCGCCTCGGTAGGTGCTGGACAGCTGATCTACAAGGCGCATCTGCGCACTATGACGGTCGACAAGCTGCGAGACATTATCGCAATGGGCGGCCCGGCCTTGGCTGCACTTAAGAAGCAGATGGAGTTCATTCGACTGGCGCAAACAAACGAAGGGATTACGGTCGTCGACGGCAAGGATAAGTTCGAGACGCACCAATATGCGTTTTCCGGTCTGTCCGACATGCTGACCCAGTTCGCGCAGCAACTGTGCGGCTCGCTCGGCATGCCCTTTACCCGCCTGTTTGGTCAGTCTCCCGCCGGTCTCAATGCGACTGGCGAAGGCGAGATGAAGCAATGGCATGAGAAGGTCAAGCAGAACCAGGAGCGGCGCTTTCGCAATCCCCTGCACCGCCTGTTTGCCGTGATGTCTATGTCATCGCTCGGCAAGCCCCTTCCGGACTACTTCGGATTCGAATTCCGCAATCTTCAGGAAATGAGCGAGGTGGAGAAATCCACCATCGCCAAGTCGACTGTGGAATCTGTGACTGCCGCGGTGGATGCGAACCTGCTCAAGATCAGCGACGGCATGAAGGAGTTGAAGGCGTCTGCACCGAATACCGGCATGTTTGGCGGAATAACGGATGAAGCGATTGCCGAAGCCGAAGAACAGGAAAAGAACGCCCCGCCGCCTGGCGAGATGGACTTGCCTGACGTGTCGGCGCTGACGGGTGATTCCGGATCCGCCGTTTCGTGGCTCAAACGCTTGCGCAAGAAAAAATGACCCTCACCCTAGACCGCAAGCGCGAACGCAACCCGGTCAGGACGCGAGGCGCAGAGCTTCGGTACGGCTCGCAACTGCGCAAGGTGGCGCAGCAAGTCGGATCCATCATCCAGCCATTCACACCCGGCGACATGAGCCAGGTGCCGACGATCGAGCACCTGCTAAACGCCTACGCGGACATGCTCAAGGGCTGGGCCACGCAGACTGCCAGCAACATGCTGATGGATGTCGCGCTGCGGGATGAGCAGACGTGGAAGGTGCTGGCAAAAGACCTGTCACGGGGTCTTCGGGAAGAAATTCGCAATGCGCCGACCGGCGTTGTGATGCGTCAGCTCCTAGCCGAGCAGGTTGATCTGATTCAGAGCATTCCGCGGGAAGCAGCGCAGCGTGTGCATCATCTCACGCTCGCTGGCATCGAAGACTCAACCCGCGCGAGCGTCTTCGCCAAAGAGATCATGCGCACCGGCGAGGTGACGGCGAGTCGCGCCAACACAATTGCACGCACCGAAGTGTCGCGTACTGCCACAACACTTACTGAGGCGCGCGCCCTCTCTATCGGTTCAGATTCGTACATCTGGCACACATCCGAAGATTCGGACGTTCGGAGCGACCACCGAAAGCTGAACGGCCGCGTCTTCCAGTGGCTCAACCCTCCCGTCGCCGATGAGCGGACCGGAGCACGTGCCAATCCCGGCTGCATATACAACTGCCGATGCTGGGCAGAACCCATCATTCCTGACTAGATGCCCAAATCGCTTCACATCTATTTCCACGTTCGGGACTCGAGCTGGGAGGAGCAGAAGCATCCGCGCAAGGGAAATGGACAGTTTGGAAGTGGTGGCCCTGCGTCGAGTGGAGCCGTATCGCTGAAAGGCGACGAGCTCGGTGACTTCACTAGCATGAAGGAGTTGCGGCAGAAGGCCTTGGAGCATGCCGAGGGATTCATTGGCAAGTCGTTCAAGAACAAGGCGACTGGGAATGATGTGCTAGTCACTCGCAAGGGCGTCAAGCACACGCTTTCCGGCGCATCAGATACGCTGGTGCGAACGGTCCCTGCGATCCCATCCCTGCTTGAAAATGCGAAATTGGTAGCGACCGCGTCAGACAAGCGCGGTGACGTCAACGTTCTGTCCGTCGAGACATATCACGCGACGATTGAGATCGGCGGGGAGAAGCACAACGCCATCCTGACCGTGAAACGTTATTCGGACGGCCGACGTTATTACGATCACGGTCTGGTGAAATAAAAAGAGACCGCCGTTTAAGTAACGTACCTCACACGCTGCCAGGGCGGGATGGTTTGAACGTCCGGGGTCTCAAGGACCAATTATAACCCTACCCGCCATAAACGCAAATTCTCGCATTCGAACAATGACTTAGCCCGTTATGGGCGGTCTTTCTACGACCATACCCCATGTCCCATGCGTGCGACTGCAAAGCGTGCGTGAGCAAACGCACGCCTACGAAAGACTCGATCACGGCCAGCGGATTCTTCTCTGAAGAGCAGCTTGGGCCGCATCAGTCCTTCACTCCGGAAGGCTATCTGCTCTGCGAGGCCGTGCCAATTGCGCGTACCGGCACCCAGGACTATGTCGGCATAGAACTCCCCGACATTGAAGACAAGGACGGCGTGATTGTTGTCGAGCGAGACGAAGATGCGGTGTTCGCTCCGGAAACGATCGCCAGCTTTCTCGGCAAGCCGGTGACGCTCAACCATCCGGACGAGCCTGTGACGCCAGATAACTGGGCCTACCTGTCAAAAGGCGCTGCGCACAACATCCGTCGTGGACAAGGCGACCAAAGCCACCTGTTGATTGCTGATCTGCTGATCACCGACAAAGGCGCCATCAACGAAATTCGTAACAACGGTCTGAAGGAAATCTCCTGCGGATACGACGCGGAATACCAGCAAATCGCGCCTGGGCGGGCGCGGCAGGCATCAATCGTGGGAAACCACGTGGCGCTTGTGAAGAACGCCCGCTGTGGCCCTGTCTGTAGTGTCCAGGACAGTTCGAAAGTACTTTTGGGAGATGAACCCATGGCTGTAAAGAAAGGCGCTACGTCCTTTTCGGACAAGATGCGCAAGCTGTTTATGGCGCGT